GGTCTGACCCTTTCTGCTTCTGAATCAATGCCTGCAAAATTTTGTACTCGTTTTCCGCCGAGGGAGAACGGATATACCTCATAGCCCGGTAAAGCACGGCCTGATTGATAAGCGCCACCAGATTGTCGGGAATGCCCCAGAACTGGTTAAGGCTTGTGAATGCAGCAGTGTCCTGCTGGTAGATGAGGTTCACCATCCATGTGACCGCTGCCGGGGGGTACATCATGCGGACAAGCAGCACGCCTGTTCCAAAGTCTTTCATCACCGCTACTTGCTCGGGGTCTGCCAGCTTCGACCAGCTAGGAAGGTTCCTCATGGCCGAAAGATGCCGGACATTCATCGGCGAGGAGTTGTTATTCAGCTCCATCATCGTTCCCGATGTCAGCCAGCCGAAGTTTGTGATTCCAGGAGCGCCAAGCACGTCTGCGTTGGCCTGCCCAGAGGCGGCTGCGAAAGTAAAGCTGGTAGGCGTGGGAGTTCCTGTGATGACGTAAGGCCCAGGAGCGCCCCACGCGCATTGGTTGCCATTGTCCGTGAAGCTGGAATTGTACTTGGAGGGCGTACCTTGAGTTCCGGCGACCAACCCGAACAGATAGACGCCATTCCCGACTGCGAAACGATGAGGTTCCAGAGTCTTGACCGTCACGACACCAGCCGCTACGGTCACGCCGTTGTTGGTTGCCAAATCAATCGAAGCGCCACTCGACTGGACGCCCGTCGAACCCCCTGACGGGGTGATGTTCATCGTAAAGGCAGAAGCCCCAGCGAACAAATAATCCTGCTTAGATTGGTAGACGATGAGCGGCTGACCCGTGCCCTGTGTCAGTCCCAGCGGAGAGCACAACTCCACCGAGTTCCATTTCCAGTCGTTCTCATCGTTGATGATTTCCGAGGCTGCTTCAGAGCAAATGGACAGCCCCGGCTCATCGACAATGCCACCCACCCCACGCAACGGAAGCAAATCCGTGTGCGTCGTGGCGTAATTGATAGTGGTGATTAGCTTGATGGTGCTGGGGACGGACATTAGCCGAGCATTTCACCCTGGATTTGAGCGCAATCTTGGAAGAGCTTGTTGAAAAGGGCGGTGTTAAAGATGGCTTCGGGGTCGAGCTTCGACCACTTGGGATCTTCCGGCCTCACCCGGCCCTGACAGAGCTGACAGAGAATATAGCCAGCGCTATCAAGGTGGTCGTTATCGCGGACGTGAACGCAATGCGTGCCGCCTCCCGCCTGCTTGCTGTGTTCGTGAGAGCAGCCATGCTCCTGAAACCAGCGGTCATTGACTTTTTTCTTGTTGATGCTCTCAGCGGTTTCCTTGCGCATTTGCTGCGCCATTTCCAGTTCCGCTAATTGCTGCTTGGTTGGAGGGTCAGGCTCCCGCGCTGTGCGCACCGCTGCCGTTACCGCGCCATCGATAAGCTCCCGCAAATCTCCCTTGGTGAGAGTAACGCTTGTATCCATTGGATTCTCGCTCATTGTCTTGTCTCCTTAAGATATTGGCCTAATGTGAATTTTTTGGTGGGGGACAACCGCCATTCAAGAGTTTTCTTCATCCATACGCTGTTACGCGGGTCAGTCGCCGGGTCGCCGAATTCCTTGATGACTTCCGCATAAGACACTGCCCCGGCAAGAAGCAGCCCGATGAGGATGGTTCTCCAGCCCCTCAAATGTTCTCGCGTGGCGATAAGGCTGGTGTCAATGTCAACGTAACCCCACTCGGGGAGTTCTTCTTTCGGCATCCCGCCGACATACTTGTTGAAGATGAAAAATGCGTCCGTCGAATAGCCGCCATCGGTGAGGGCTTCGTACAACTCATCAGAATTACGGGGATAGTAAAGAGCGATATTCCCCGGTGAGCCTTCCTTCGCGATGAGTTTGGGGCAAATCTTTTGCAGCCTATTCAACAGTTCCGCGTAAGAAAGGCAAGCGCCCGTGCTGCGATCAGCGTTCTGTAGTTCTGCTTGGTCTTCGGTGATGTACCGGGAAGCAAGTTTCAGGCATTGTTCCCGCAACTTGATGACATTCTCTCGCGGGTCGAGATGGGAATCTCCCAGCATACGCCTGTCTGGTTCAAACAACAATGGCTGGCTCTCCTTTGCTTACCGATTCCACATGCCCGTCTTTATAGACGGCATCAAGGAGTTCAGCCTTGCCGATTACCAATATCGGCCTGCTGGTCCTTGCAGCCCATTCTTTTGCTAGGGCAATAGCCATGATTTCATCATCTGCCCGTAAGACCATCGGAGCGAATATCCATGCTGTTTCCGCGTCATGGAGGTCGGAAATGACCACGGCGGAACAGGGAGTAAGTGACAGCGCAGCCTCAACCGCATCAATGGTCTTGCGGTCAAGGCCACGCGCCATCACGTAGAAGAGTGGGGACAAAACCAGCTCAGGTAAGTTCTTTGGATTGTCCGCCACGGGTCACGTTTCCTGTAGCTGTCAAGCTGCTGCTGACGGTCCCGCCGAGGGTTGTCACCTTCTGCGAGGCCATGTTGGGGTTGAACTTAACGGTTGCCACCAAGGCTCCCGCTTCTGTGGTTTTCGGAGAACTAGAGCCAGTATTGGTCTGGCCGGGGAAGAAGTTGACTTCATTGCTGATGTAGATGTTTCCGTTCGAGTAAATCAACAGATACATTGAGGCCATCGTTTGTCCTTTCGGGGGAAGGGGGCCGAAGCCCCCACCCATTTACCCGATGCTCGACTCAATTCTGAATCGGCGGAAGTGGTTGATGGAGTTGCTGGTATCAGGCGAAGTAACCACCCCGTAGAAGAAGTTATAGAAAGCCGCAGCCGCAATCAGGCCAGCCACGTCAATGGAATTGCCCTGGTCGTAGCGGCGAACCGTGACGCTGAAGTTCTTCTGGTTGAGGTTCGTTCGTCCGAGAGAACTGGCGATCATGGCCTGCCAACCCACGATGTAAACGCAGTAGGCGTTCTTCGTGGTGGATTGCCAGCTTGCGATGGAGGTTGTGGCGTTGGATTCGTAAAACTCCACGCCGCCAATGTTGCCGATGCGCTGGCCCTTGATGCCCGCAAATGCCGGGTTATCGCTGGCCAGGGTTTCGGAATACTTCTGCAAGTCGAGAAAGCCACCTGCAGAAGCATCATTCACGGCGTCGTAGGCGTTCAGCGAGTTCATAATCCCGAAGAACAATCCGTTCTTCTTGGGCTTTACGTCCTTGCTGCGCAACTGCCATGCGCCCTTGCGGGCGAGGGCCGCTGTGAAGTAGGTTCCATCATTCACGTCAATGTTGGCCACGGCGTCGCCGTTGGCGGCGACATCATAGGCAACCATCGTGACGTTATCGACGGATAATGCTCCGCGATAGGCAAGCAAGGCCGCGCCCTCGGCAACCGTATCGCTGATGGCCGTCAGCACTACTTTGTTGCTGAAGCTGACATAATCGGCGTAGTTGGCGAGGTTGATGGTCTTGGTTTGCTGGGTGAGCGATTGACCAGCAGCGGGAGTGCCTTCTGTTACCGCTGTGGTGTTTGCGCCCAGCTTGAGGTAGTTGAAAACCTGCATGGCGACACCCGACATATCGGGCATAACCTTGAGTTCGCAACTTGGATAAAAGAACAGATTCGCTTGGAGCACGTCAAGGGACACACGGTCGTAATAGTCTTGGTGTTAACTTTCGGATTTCCCGAAAGAGCGGACTATACCATCTGTTCGATTGCGTAAGAATGCTGCGCAACGCAAACAGGAATGCTCTTAGTCTCTGAGGACTCGCGGAGATTTCGCTTTGCGTCTGCGATGTCATGGTCTTCCTGTGTGTACGGATTGTGCCCATTATTGCCAAGCTTCACAGGACGGACTTCTTTTGGTCGCAGTCGATGCAGGACAAATTTCTTGACTAAGGCTGCTTCAGCTTTTTTCTTTCCAAACAGATAAGGCTCCAAGATTTCTACCATTTTCAAAACTTCATCGTAATGATGCACGATGATTTGGTAGCAGCCTTGAGAGTTCTGCCGGATGTGATGATGAATCCCGAGAGAACCTTGCCATTCACAAATAGCGTCAACCAGAATGGGGTCGGTATTACTGAATCCGACTTCCGCACTGAATTGCCACTTATTGTTTTTTTTCTGTTCTTTCCAAACACTGAAATGCCCTTCGCCTAGGTACAGCCCTGCTATGATTTCCACGTTAGGAATCATCGTTTCTCCGATTGCCTGCGGATTGTCCATTGATACAGCTATCTTCAACATTTTACCTTATTAGGAGTTGAAGTTTTAGGAGTTTCCCGCATATCGCATTCTTTAACCACGGCCTATTCGTTGACCGTAGGGTACCCTGCGAGTCCCGAGCTGACTACCGATGCTGCTGTTGGTAGAGCCAATTCGATTCTCCTTTACAGGGATTAACGCGCAGCCATCTGCTTATTGGCGAGCCTCTTCAGCTCCTCCAACGGCATTTTGTATGCGTCGTCCTCAGTTGGTTCGGCTGGCGGGGGTGCCGGAGCTACCCGGCTGTGCGTCCCGATAGTCGATACCTTCTTTGTCCTCTGCTGCGCTGGAACAGGTGGAGGCGGAGCAATCCGTTCCGTTTCCTCCACTGTTTCTTCCGCGACAGGGTTTGCCTCTTCGCCCTTCAAAGCGAGCAATCCGCTCTCTTTCAAGTGCAAGTACGCCTTTGCCAGATTTTCCGAAGTTACCGGAAGCCGTAGTTCGGCGAGTTTCATCCTCATCAACTTCCCGTTCTTGTCGCCGACTGTGCCAGCATCCTCATAATCAGGGTGCATGGCCACAAAAGTTGAGATTGCCTCGGTGGTGGCAGTAGCCGTCTGATAAGCGTCAGCGGCCTGCTTCATGGTTTGGAACTCTTCGGGCTTCATGCCCGTGACTTCCTCGAACATCTTGCGGAAAGTCGCTTTCGGCATCTTGCTGAACTCTTGCGCGAGGACATACTCCTCGTCGGCAGTCGGTTCCTTGGGTGCCGTACGTTCCGCGTTCTTCGCCCGCAAGTCACGCAGTTCCGCTTCTTGTGCGCGAATCTTGATGGTGGCGTTTTTCTGGGCATCGGCAATCTTGTCGGAGAGGGCTTCGAGAGCTGCTTCCTTCGACTCGCCTTCCGCCTCGAATACCTGCACTCCCGAGCCATCGCCAAGGTCAATCTCTCGGCTGGCCATGAAGACTTCCTGCTCTTCCGTCGCTGGTTCCGGCACGGGAGGTGTCTCTTCTTCTTTCTTGCCTGCCAGTTCCTCGTTGGCCAAGAGTTTCAGTTGCTTGGCATCCATCTTTTCCATTTCTTCTGCCGTGTGCTTCGCCATTACATCACCACCTCTATGAAAGTATCGGCTGGCTCTTCGCCAGCCTTTAGAAGCTCAATCATCTGCAACCACTGCGCCCAGAACTTACGCGCTCCCCGCGCATCATGCCGGAAGGTCTTGGCCTTTTCTTCGTCATCCTCTTGCAAACTCTTCTGCTCGATGGCATAAATCGTTTCTTCGGCAATCTGGCGCATTATCGGCCAGCTATCGTCTGCTGTGATACGCAGAAACGCTCGTTTTACTGCTAGTTTTTGCTGCTCATTACGGAACTCCATCCTTGCCTCCTTCCAGAGCCGCTAATCCGGCTGTTTCATCGCGCTTCACCACCGATTTAAGAACCGCAAGCTGGCCTTGTGCCGCTGCTTTCTGGTCGATGGAGTCGAGGTCCGCTTGATGCTTTACGCTCGTTTGCAGGACTTTCCCCATCGCTGCCTGCATGGCCTGGTTCTTTTGCTGCATCCGCTGCAAATCTTCCGGTGTGAGGTTTATGAAATACTCGGATTCCGTCCCGAGGCCCGCCGATTCAAACAATTCCTCGGTCCATGTCGCGTAATCAAACTTCTTGCCCTGTACTTGCAAGGAATCCTGTACTGCCTGATTCGCCAGGAACTGCATGAAGATCGGAGCAAGCTGGAGAGCCGCGTGCTTTGCCGTGAGTTTCGTTCCACCGATGATTTCAATGTCATAATCTGCGTTGTAGATGTCGAGAATTTCTCCTGCGTAGGCTTTTCCGTCTTCGCGGGAGAGAATCTGGTTGATTTCATCGGGTTGCAGGTTTTCATGGCAATGAATGAGGAAGGTTTCAAGTACCGGGATGAAAACTAGCTCCAGATATTGCTCGATGAAGTATTGCAACCGCTGGGTGATGTCACCTTGGAAGGCTTGGACGCCTGAGCCTGTACGGAGCGCCTGTGTCGGCATCTGCGTGCCGCCCTCAGCCCCGATTCTACGGTAAGCCCGCATCTGGCTGGCTTCCATAGCGGCCAGAGCGCTTTGCTGGATGTCCTGAACCACCAGGGGTTTCAGTTCCGATTCGACGGTAGTGACTTTTCCGGGGGCAATGACGATATTTTGCCCCGAGCTGGTCATGCCCTTGACCATCTGGAAGCTCGGATTCAGCAGAATGGCCAAACCGTCCACGGAAGTATTCAGCACTCCTTGCTGGAAGCGCTGCTCGCCATTCAGAAGAGCAGGAATCCCCAATCCGAACATGGAATTGAGCACGTCGATGAACGCGCACCCATGAACGCCAAGTTTCCCGGTTTTATTCTCTTCGTTACGGATGACTATTTTCCTCTGCAACACCGTAACAACGCGCTGCCTCGTCCGGTATTCCACAAGTTCCATAGGCCCCATGAGCGGGTCTTTGCTCGAAGGAATTTTGTCATCTTGCGCCTGATATTCCCGCGTCTGATTCGGCTTTAGCGGCTGCATTGAATCTTTGGCAATCTCCTGCTTGCCAGCCAGAATCGTCGCTAGTGCCTCACGCGTGGGAATGTTCTTGTAAGTGTCGTCATCCCGCATATCATCCAGATCATAGGCGGTGATTTGGATGCGCTTCGCAATCCAGCGCCCGGAGTTCGGGTCTTGATTCGGGCAGGACGGGTCGAAAATGATATTTCGCAGGTTGCCGTTCTCGTAGGTCGGCTTCTGGACGGTCTTTGGCGGGAGCTCCCCGTTGCGACTGACCTTTCCATCGTCGCTCTTGACATATTTTCTCTGCTCGATTTCGTCAATTTCCCAGCCATCGAATCCGCATCCGAATCCGTACTGCAAAATAGTCTTAAGCGTCAGCCGCGAGCCTTCCTTGAAGTCCGAAACCTTCACTGCCCAACGCAAAAGGTTCTGGTTGGCTTCTGCTGCTTCTGCTCTAGTGTTGCCTTTCCTTGTGACTTGATACGGGTCCTTGCCGCTGCCCCAGAGCGAGAGATAAATCACCGGCATCAGCTTTTCGATGGCTTCAAGGCAGACCGGTACGGAAAGAGCGGAGCGGGCTTTGTCGCTGTTTGGCCATGGACGAACACGGACATATCCGCGAATCAGATCATCGGCAGTTTCAATGCGCGTGATGAAGTTCTTGGCTTGCTCGAACGCAATTCCAGCATCAATGTCGCCAAGCACGATGCCGAGGGCCGTAATATCGTCCCACGGTTCGGTAAATTCCACCTTCTCGGCGGTTACCGGCGCCTGTGCTTGCTGTTCTGAAATTGCAGTGTCGAGGGTTTCTAGTCCAGCCATGTCAGCAGGCGAAATCCGCTCCCATCGTCTGTTGGTCCGTTATAACCTCTTCGGGCTGCGGCTCTATCGGCAGCATCGGTTCCTGACCGAGAATCTGAATCATGTCCTTCTGCCGCGTCAGGACGCCGTGTTCGTCCACGTCGTAGACATCGTGCGGCCCGGCATTGATTTGTTTTGGCGCGATGTTCAGATAACGCACCGCGTAGACATTGCACATCAGCGCCATCGTATCGGGATAATCGTCGTGGGCGTGTTTCACGCTGGCCTGGAATTGGACGCTTTGCTTGACTAACTTATCCCAGTAGGAAAGGCCCACGAAGAACTTCAAACGGCCTCCCTTGACGTGCCCGGCGTAGGTTTTTACCCGCGTGGCTTTGGCGCCTTTGCGGTTATCGACTTTGATATAGTCGAGCGGAAGGTTAAGACCAAGATCGCGTACAGCCATGCGTAGGTATTCCACAAAGTATTTCGCAGAGGCCGTCTCCTCGATGAGAATCTTTGCAGGCCGCACCTTCAGCGCATATCTGATGACTATCGCGCCTAGCTGTGGGATGCTCCACGGGCCGCCTTCTCCGCCAACCGCATAAATTGTTCCCTGCGCATCTGTCTTGCCTTCGATGATGACGGAATCATCCGGCTCGGTGTCGCCCTCGGCGGCCAGGTCGATGAAGAGAATCGAGGAACTGAGCGGCGGAGCCTGATGCGGGAGAATCGTGGCCCGTTGCATATCCTCTTCAAGAAGGATTTGCTGGCTTTCGAGCATCGGCTTGTTGAGATACTGGCTGGCATAGACGCCCGGACTGTCCCGCTTCACCTGCCAGAGAATCGCTGGAGTGAAACCGTGTACGTTCCCATCCTTGCCTACGCTTTGCGGGAAACGCGGAATACCGGCAGGTTCGTTGTCATCTTTCCATGCTGTCGTGATGCTTACTCTCCACTCCGCATGGGCAGGTCCCGATACTCTCTTGGTTCGTTCCACAATCACGTCGTACAAGTCGCCGAACGCATACCGAGTCCCACTGACAAACCGGGGGCAGCCTGGGTCAATCAGCGGGAAACACATATCGAAATCGTCTTGCACTTTCTTTAGCATTGCTCGGGAACGATAGTTCTGGTCATTCACCAAATCGTCGAAGATGCCAAGTTTGAAGTGTTGCCCGGTCTTGATGGTCTTAGGACTGGCCACCGTGACAGTCGCTTGAGGAATCTGCATTCGCTGGCGGGCCGGAGTAACGAAGGAATTCCTGGTTAGCTGTAAGTCCTGTTTCGTGGGATGGGGATTCCCGCGTTTCGGTTTGTGGCAAAATTCCGGAAATATTTCGAGCAATCGGCTACCTTGCGCCGTGCCCAGGAAATGCGAAGCAATCTCTTTCAGGCGTTCTTGGGTGTTCTTGATGTTGCCCTGCATGATGAGAATGGGGATGTCCGGGAAAATCAGGATGGCCTGAATGACGATTACCACCATGACGGCGGTAGTCTTGAAATGTCCGCGTGCCCAGAGAATCAGAACGTCGCGCTGCTCGAACTGCCACGGCTGGCCTTCGGCAAACGGCGGATATTGGTCGAAGAGTTCCTGATGCGTATCGGGACTGAAATCGTAGCCAAGAATCTCATTAGCTAAATACATCCGGTCAATCTTCGCCCGCGCTCGCTCGTCTTTATACTTTTCAGGAGCGCGGATGATACGCGGCGTCGCCACTAGAGTTCGGTAATCTCCGGGCGACCGCTCATGTCCGTGCGGCTGAGGCGACCGATGTCGGCATCGTCGTTGTTCATCATGCCGCGTTCCTGAAGTTTTGCGCGGGCGGGACCGTCATCGAATTCCTTTATGTCCGCCTGGTGGCCCTGCGTGGAGTTCAATTCCGTGCAATCGTTGTCGTTCATGCCTTCGCCAGCCATGCCTTCTTTCTGCGTGGAGCGAAGCTCAGAGACGGTCGGAAGCACGTAGCTGTTGCGGTCGTTGACGGTTGAGATTTTAGCCATCAGCTCTGCCCCATCACCTTTGTCGGGATTTCATGGGCCGCAAGGCTGTGATGCTCCTTCTTGTCCATTGTCCCGTCGCTGTCTCCGTCGTTCAGGTGATTATTGAGTGTGCCCTGATGCGGAGATTTCTTGCGTCCCTTAGCGACGACGGGCGTGCCAGGGATGTTGCTGCTGGGGGTGAAGATTTTTGCTTTGCCTGTAGCCATTGATTTTCTCCTTATCTTTCGACGTACTGCGTTGTGACATTGAAACCGGAAGCGTTTACCGAAGCTGTGATGGTCCAAGCCTTGTTGGGCAGGGATTGCGCCAGCGGAGTGTCAAAAGTAACGATGAATGGAGCACTGGGAGCAGCCGCCGCATCTGGATAGTTGAAGATAGCAACCGTCTTGTTGCCATCGCTGATAGTCAGCGTAGCAGCGGCGGCGTTCGGCGTGGTAATTGTCAGGGAAGCGATGTCCCGGTAAATGGTGGCGTTGCCGCTGGCGGGAAGGAAAGTCACTGCTCCCGTTCCCGCTACCGCAGCCTGAGTTACTTGGGCAAATTGTGCGTTTGACGGCATTATTTCTTCCCCATTGCTGTGAGGCCCTTGGCGGATGCGGCCATGCGGCGCACGGCAGGCTTGCTGCTCTTGAGCGCGGAACTGATTTTTGCCTGCCCGAGTTTCTGGCCCGTGGGGACGCCTAGAGCGCGGTGCAAGGCTCCGGGCCTTACCTTGAAGCTGCCCTTTTTGCCCAAGGATACGGTTTTTGTTTTAGCCATGAATTGCTTCTCCTCGAATCAAGATAGCGTGACCTCGAATACCTTCGTGCCAATGATGGATTTCTGTGTGCGGAAAATCGAACCATGGCCCCGGAGGATATATGTCCTCGATGATGTACAGGCCGCGAGGGTCGAGCAGTTTGGACAAGACCTGGAACGTTAGGAGCTGGTCTTCCGGCTTGTGGCTGCCATCATCCACGATCAAATCAAACTTCCCGCCAAGCGCCAACGCGGGCAGAGCGTCCAGCAAATCCGCTTCATAGGACTGGTCCACGCGATGCGTCAGGATGCGGTCACCGAATGGGGTATTGACCGCTGCGGCGTCCTTGTCGATGCCATGAATCTCGGCGTTCGGGAAGTAATCCTTCCACATCCTGAGGCTTGCTCCGGGGCAATAGTTGGGAACGTGGGCCATTGCCGTGGGAGTGCCTATGCCAACCTCCAGAACCTTGTAAACCTTTTCGCGGCGGGCCGAAAAGAGCAGGTCATAGAAGGGGGTGTAGACGCCCAGCTTGTCGGTTCCGTAATACTCCGCAAGGCGGCAGAGTTCCGTCAGGCAGCTACGAGTTGATAGCTGTTCTTCAATTCCCATAGCTTTTTCATTTGAGACGGAAAGACGGCGTGCATCGAGACGATCTCTTCGGTGATTTTGCTTACATCGAAGCTAAGTCCATCGCCAAAGAAGAAGTGCGCCGAGAACCCGGGCCGGTGGTTCTGTAGATTGACCGGCAGGATGTTGTGCTCGGCAAGAACCCGACTGACATGGACATCCTCAGCGTAGGGGTGCCGCCAGGCTTCGCCATGCGTAGCGATAATCGAAGCGGCATGGGCTGATAGGAAGTAGCCCGGCCCTCCGGAACAGACAGAGGCATGGAGATACCCGGCATAGTCGAAGGCGTTCTCCATCATCTCGACCAGCAACTTTTCGGCATAGACCCAGGTATCGGTATCGCATTTATAGATAAACTCGTAGCCGTGTTCCGTGGCCCAACGGCACAACCCTACGGATTTGTCGATGAGGTTCCCGTAACCGTCTTTGCAGTCGAGGAACACTTCATCTGGCAATGATTCTCGGGGGTATCCCCCGGCAGGCTTGCCGTAGAAGAAACGAACATCCACATTCCTAAATGGCTTGAAGTCTTGGACCCAGGTCTCACGGCAGGTTTGGGTTTGTTCGTTCGGGCCATTTACGTGCATGTCCTTTCCGTATTCCGGGTTCCCTTTGTGCTCCCAGGTGCCTTCGTAGTCGAGTCGGAAACATGTTGGAACTGCGATAAGTATTTTTGGAAGTGGAGGCAGCTCCTCGACTGAACGGGACCGATTTCCTCCGATGTGGGTAACAATCGGCCGTCCCAAGTCCGCGATGCGATAGCCTTGGTCGAGGAGTTGCTTAGAGAGGATTTGCTCATGTTCGAGTCCTTTCAGGCCCACAGAAGATAGAACTTGTGGCAGCAGCTTGAGCAGCGTGTCACGACGCCGTAGCCCTGGGTTCCAGCTCCAGCCGCCCCAGACGCCTCGCCAGTACGGCTCGGCTATCCAGACATCGCCAGACCTGACAAGCGGATGCCAGCCGGAAGCCCCGCGTAGGGAAACCTGAACCACTTCAGGATGGGCCTCAAGGATGGCCTTCGACTCCCGCATGAATGGGCTGATCTGGTTCTGCCACAGCCAGTCCTCTTCCGACCAGAACACGTAATCGTGCTTCGCTTCCTGAATCAATCGTGCCACGGCAAAGCACTGCCCCATGCGGGTCTTGCCGCTAATCCACCGCACGTTCCTGGTACGCCAAACATCCCCGGCCAGGAACTCCGGCTTAGGCCCATCCGAATCCTCGTAGATGATTACTTCCTGTGGCTCCTGGTCCACCACCGCGTAAAAGCTGCCCAGCGAGGCTTCGAGCAGGTCATTCCGCCCGCAAGCCGTAATCAGCATGGAGATATTGGTGTTAGGCATCTATCGCCGGGAATCCCCACTTCGGGTCGCACTTATAGCAGAGGGAGCCTTTTTCTTTGTGATGGGCACAAAAACGACTGGCGGCAGGTTTCTGAATACCTCGTTCCAGGCATCCAGCACCGGCCTCGGGTCCCAAGCTCCCGTTGCATCGCTCCCGTATCCACGCCGAGAGGTTTCCGCAAGATTGCTCCCGCCATTGCGATAGCTCTTCACTTGGCACCTTTAGGCTGATTATCTGTAGTCCCATGCTTCTGTATTACCACCGCAGACCTGTTGCCAGTATTACCGGCACAAGTCCTTTTGTGTCCAGAGGCGTAACGAACTTTTGGCCTAGCGACCTAGCCCCAGCCTGCTGCAAGAATCCGCTTGGGGGCCTCCCCGGGCACCTTATGAAACAAAAAAGGCATCCTTTTGCCCTTCATAGCTAAGTCTGATTTCCACAGCGTCCTATAATTAACAATTATGTAAACTAACTTTCGTTTAAAACAGTGGACTTACGCGTGGGGTGCACAATAATTGGGCATGTTGACACTTTTTGTCGATAAACTGATCGGCAATTGCCCATATTTGGGCAGAGAGTTTTTGAGATGAAAAAATCCGCTTGAGCTTCAATCCAGTACTATTACTTCCTCGTGTCGACTGCATTGTGGCGACGTTCAGTCCTCGGGAATGGCCTGATATCTGTTGTGTTATGCCTACGGTCTATTGGCTTTGCTGGCTCACCGGGCTGAACGAAGGGCTTGGGCAGTGGTGCTTTGGCTGCGTCTACTCTAAGTTCATCTGTTGCTTTGACTTGCGCATCGGCCTCAGCATTGGCTGCGTTGTCGATCGTGCGCTGGCGGTCTTGATTGTTCTGCGTGGCTTGGTCTTGCTTCTCTTGGCGAAGTGCTTCCTGGCGCTCGGCATCGCGCATGGATTGCTGCTTTGGCGTCAAATTGCTGTGATACGGCTTGCCTGGGTGATCTTTCGCCCATTGGTCGCGGTTCTTCTGGTCGAGTTCGATTGCTTGCGCGTCTGTAAGTTTGTCAGTCATGCCTGTTCTCCTATGAAAATTATTTCTCGTGGCCTGGTCGGGAGATTAACAGCGTCTCCATGCCTGTTCAATACTGTTTTATACAGTGCTGCTAAATCACTGATTTGCCTCCACATAGCTGGCTCGTCAGCCCACCACCAGGGATGCAACTCCATGTAGATGCTGTCAGGCCTCAGTGTGACGAGGTCGCCGATGATTTGCTCTTCGCTGCCCTCCACATCCGCCTTCACAAATAGAGGTGCTTCTGCATGTGTCTTTTCAAGCAGTTGCGGCAATGTCATGGAGATCGCGGTAGTGAAAACCTCGCTCCTCCCTATGCCTCCACCCTCCGCTGGATTCGCTCGCGTTGTGCTCGCTCCCAAGCAACCAGAACCAAGTTCGATTGTTCCTGATTTATCACTAATTGCCGCTGGAACTACTAAGAAATAGTGCCCATTTTGAGCCATATTACCGACCGCTATATTGTATGCCTCCGGGTCTGGCTCAACCGCAATCACTCGCTTACAAATCTTGCTCGCTAGGAGGCTGTGGCTGCCCACCCACGCTCCCAGGTCCAAGAATGTGTGTTCGGGCCTCAGGTGCGCCTGTAATGCTCGCCATTCCGTATCGTAGCGCCCTTCCTCGACCCAGCCCCAGAAGTCTGCCGGTTCAGGCTCAACCGTGAATTCATGCCCGCCGTACTTCACCTGCCTCGCCGTCGCTATCATGTGAGTTGCATCACCAATGGACCTGCATAGCCTGACGGCTTAATCTCCCAAATGCCACGTTTTGAGCTATCTGCGATGCGAATTATGCGCTTTGGACCGTCCCAATAGCCGTCTGACCGCGCAACGATGGCTTTGGCTTCTTCGACTGCAATGTGATAGGGAGTGCCACTGGAAGGAACTACTTCAATCTTTTTGGAGATGGATGTGCTCAATATGCCCCGAGCAGCCCTCGGGGAGGCTTCGGGCTGTCACTTGCTGAAGATAAGCGTGTAATTTCTGCCTGTCAAGCCTTATTCGTATTTTGTTCGCTTTTTGGCCCGGCCCCTGCTCATTTTGGCTGTACACCCAGCAACCGCAAAATATATTCCGTATGCTCGATTTGGCCCATGAGCGGACGCAACAGTATTGCTTCTCTTATTGAGCGGAGCTGGGCTTCTAGCAAATCAGCGCAACGCAGAATCTCAGGCTTCGTTCTTATCGGCACAAGAGGGTTAGCTGTTCCCAGTTGCCGGCATTCCCGCACCAGCTCCATCAATGGCCGTGGCTCGTTCATGGCTTCTCTCCCTGTCTCTCTGCTGGTACAGCGCCGATGCTACCCCTCGTCGTGATGCTTCGTTTTTGCATTACTCGCCTGGCACATACCGCCCAGCGGTTCAAGATGCAGCCGATTCGGGCTTACGCGAATGATCTTGAAGCGGTAATTCTTGACGGTCACTTCTTCGCCGATAGCGAACTCTATCCATCCGTTTGGTACTGATTGCTCGGCTGGCAGAGTCTCAAACCTATTCGTATCTGGATTCATTTTCTTCTCCTTTAAGTACAGCGCCGATGCTTACGCGGCTGCTCCTACTTCCTCAACTGCTGGCCCATCCGTCCATTTCACTTCTCCTCCCCGGCCCCGGTTGGGCCTGAAACTCTCTCGGCTGGCTGCTGGCGGGAAGCTGCGAGTGCGGCGCGATAAAGCGGAACGACTCGATAATATACTTCGCTTTCGGAGCCGCAATCATCATTCAGAACATCAACTTCGTCTTTGGCGGATTGTAAGTCTCCAAATACGCACTGTTCGCCATCATGCCAACTCCAGATGCCGTCCTTGTTTTGCTCCTCGATAGCGAACAGCCAAGGCTCATCCCCTGCCGTGCAGGAAGCTCGGAGGGCGGATTCGAGCTGACATGGATGGCACGGCGGATTGCGATTGCCTTGATAACCCTCTATATAGAGAGGCTCATGGGTATGCGGCCACTTCGCAATCAACGCCTCTACCGGGTCCGCAGTCGCGGGCTTGCCAGAAGCTGTTTGCTGTGGGATAGGTGATGCATCTCTTCTGCCAAGAAATACTGCATGGTAACGCTTACCAGAAGTATCTGGCTGAGTCGTATTAAGTTCCGAAGTACAGACCAAACTCCAATCAGTCGGTCTTGGGCACGGAACTTCTTCTCCGCAGAATACGCAATGCTTGTGACTCATAGTTTCTCCGTCGCCGTGGAGGGGGATGGTTTATACACCCACTTCCCGTCGCAGTTATCAAAATGCGAGCAATTCCTAATTCCTGCCGCATTACAATCTAGACAGACCGGGATGGCTCCAATTACTTCAGGTCTCGTTGCTGGCTGTCCGCTCGGTGGGGCTGCGGTGCCACAGTTCACACATTTAGAATCGCCATCATAATTCAGATTGCAGCACTGTGGGCACATCCATCGTGCCCCGGCGTTGGGCTGGCTGGCAGCAAGTACGGTCGGCCGCTCAACATCGTCACAACGATATAGAATTTGGGCCAGCCAGCGTTGAATGCCATAAGCCACAACAATCTTACTGCCATCCTTCAAGGGACCTTGGTCGTCAGCCATTTGTAGCCCCGGCGCTTCCGGGGAGGCGGCGAGAGCCAATATTTGCTTAGCTACTTCCTTTGCCACACCAGCGCTCTCTATGGACTGATACCACTCTTCGTGATCGGATATTCTTTTATAAATAAGTTCAGCCGCTTCCCGCAACTCTTTGCTCATCGCTCACCCTTTCTGCGCTGCATATCCTGCTATAAAAACTACGACGATGATGAGATAGCCCATAAATGCCATTGGAGTAAGTGCCGCTGAGAGAATTGGATAGCCTTTATGCCAAATCCAATCACACGCTTGGAACCAAAGCAGAATGATCTCGATAAACGCTGCAACGGCAGCCAAAAACCCTAGCACGGCCCCAACGCCCGTTACGATAGCTTTCATCGCTACTCACCCTTTCTGCGCGTCACGCCCACCAGTTCAAACTTTCACCCATCCGCCGACACGGTTTGCTTCAGCGATAATTCGTTTCTCTGTTTCTCGTAGCTGTGGGTCGCCCTGTGCGTTAAAGTCAACCTTAGCTTCCTCGCAATTACCATCAGCGAACCGTCTGACGGCATACCAGTTCGTTCCCAAGATGATTACGCGATACGAATACGGCGGCATTTTTATCCCTTCGACTGGCGCAAATGCTCGTAAGCAGCCTTGAACATTTTCGCTAACGCTTTCAAGAACCTCGGGTCTTTGGATTTCAAGCCGCAAATGTAAACTTCCGGCAGGTCCCGCTTCCGTTTCGCCATCACCGGCCTCGCTTCCATACCCAATTCCAGTCTCTTGGCCTGCCGCACTCACACTTCCGTTTCGCCATCCTACCCTCCGCACCCCTTATCGCTATCGCCCCTACTCGCCAAAATTGCCAATCACATACCGAGCCAACACGCGGTCAAACTCTTTGATATTTTCTGGAAGTTCGGCATAACAGTCTTTATGCCTTACATCGCCCTGCCGTCTTGCTTCTGCTTGGTAGATATTGTGAAACTTTTCGGCTAGTTGCTCTACCGCATCTACGCTCGGCACACTCTCTGGAGGTCGCCAGCACTGACATTCCAGAAACATCTTTCCACATCGGCCACACATAGGAGCATTCACAGGAATCACTGGAGGTTGCTTTCTCGGCATTTCCCGTACATTGCCACGCTCGCGCCATCGAATTGCTGCGTTAACTTGGTCAATCTTTAGCCCGTAATCTCCAGCTATGGAGCTGATGGTTTCTCCGCTACGAAATCTTGCTTTCAGCACAACTACCGGGATTCTTGTCCCGCGAAGGCAGTAGGCCCCTGACATAACATTTGGATCACGCGAAACTGAAGACCCCCGCCCCGCCCCCACTCTCTGTTTGCTCATGCGGCTCATACAAAACAATCTCCTGAGTTGCAACCAAGCGTGCCCTGTGATTCATCTTTCTCTTTGAACTCTACTTGGTCCAGCGGCACAAGTGATTTGTGGAGAAACGCATCCGGTTTAGTTTTCTGCATCTCCCGCTCGAACTCAACAGCCTGAGTGAACTCTTGTGGCGATTGCTCGCGCAGCGCCACCCATCCGCTATCCGGTGTGTTTGGGCACATCCAACAATGCGAGCGTGGCGGCTCAGGCCATCCGTATTCGCGCACCAAGTTCACGCAGCCCATTCTCGACATGGGAACCTTGAAAATTAGTGGGTAATCGAGAAGCCAATTAGCCGCACGCGGAGTGCTCACACGCTCCATTTCGTTTGTACTGAAGCCTATCCAATTTGTCGCGGGAGTCAGGTTGCGGTCGAGCGCCCATCTCTTTACCTTGTCTCGCTTCCAGTACGATGAACAGAAATTGGCGAGTTTCGCGCCGCCAGTGTAGAAAATAGGGATTAGTAAGGTGCCTTGTCCATTGAATATCGAAGGCTCTTTCTCGATACATGGAATCCTCTCTATGAAAAATCTTTCCTTCTGCCAAAGCGCCGGATTCACTACCTGTTCGAGATATTCCCAAGTGCTCTTTTTCTCTCGGCCAGTGTCAGCAATTACCGCATAATCCGGCCTCGGCAAGCGGCCTTGCAGAATAAGCACAGCAATCGCAGCGCTCTGTGTCCCGCCGCCAGAACTCCAAATCTCAAATCGTCTACTCACCTTCGTCTCCCCCTCCACAGCAACTAAGTGGAACGCTCGCTGCTGACGCTCTGTGCTAGCCATGCGCTGCCTCCCGCTGCCGTTCAAAATAGTAAGTTTCCCCACGCTCGCCGCTGACTGTCGCTAAATCAATCCAAGCCACCTGCTCGACGCTCGTTATCTCGCAGCCGCACTTGGAATGCTTCTTGGCATATTCGGAAAGCGCTTCTTGCTCGTCTCGGGCGTCAACCAAGAACATCCCTTCGCCGGCATCATCCAGGTTCTCTATGCACCACAGCATGGCTCATCCCCTGAACTTTCCCACTTCCGCTGATACCCTCTCGTGCAGTTCTTTCAGCTTCTTAGCTTCAAACTCGCTCTCTGGCGAAGCCCGGTAGCCGCAACTGCATAGCAAGCACCAGGGCCGTACGAACCTTTCATCCCGCCAGACCGTCACAACATGCGCAGACAGCACCACCTAAATTCCCTCACCCAAGGGTTGCCTTTGACTTTGCAGTTGCTTGTAAGGTTCTAAGCAAGTTACAGAGTCGTGTTTTAACTCAACACAGGCAAGGTTCCAGCCAGAAATAGCTCCGCTCGACACACCTGCACGCTCGCACCGGATGGTGGACAGCTTTCGAATGCGCTCACCGGATTCAGTGTGACTTTTCTTCCTGCGGAGTGAGGAATACGCTGCGCTTCGGCCTGTTTCAAGGATGCTCTGCGCTGCATAAGCATGACACTCGAGACCCGGTCGCACCGTTTGTCTCGATCGCAAAGCACCCATGAGGCAGGCCCAAACCAGCTTCCGGCGAATGACTCTCTCGTGATGGTCACAAAATGCGTGGTCAATTTTGAGGGCAAGGTCGCCGGTATTCTTTCTACGAATTTGAGGGGCGAGACGCCAGATGGAGTCGGCGAATACCGGCGAAGGCAAACTACCGAAATGCCTTCTGGAACCCGCCCCACGAATCCGCACTCGCATATTATTTAGCCTCGCCTGAGTTGTCAAGCAATTTTTGTGCGGCATCAATAGCCGCTCTCTCATCAGCGGGAATATCCATGCTAAACTCTCCTTCGTAGTGGGCCAGCGCACAAGACAAAGCTACATCAATCAACTTTCTCAACAATTCAGAATCAATTAGGACCTTGCTCATATCTTGGTCTCAACTACTTTCTTTGGCCGTCCGCCTTTGCGCCCGTTCTTGCGTGCTGCTTTTGCTTTCGCTGCGCTCTTGATCTTACCGCCGAGCTTGCCGAGCGCTTGAGCATGAATGCTGGCTGGCGTTGAGACTTTTCGAAGATATGGGTTTCTACTTCCATTTGAAGGGCAAGCACACAAAGTTAATAGTTTATCGCAATGGGCGCACCACCATAGCTCTACGACTTTCCCTTCCGCCAGTTCCCTAACTATCTTAATCAATTCGTTTCGCTGACGGCGCATGCGGTCATAATCCGCATCTTTTTTGACTGCCTCGCTAATCATGAAATCATTGAAGTTGCTCATTTGAAATCCAATACCTCCTGGCTAAGACGTTTTGCAGCAATTTCGCAGTAGCGCTCTTCGATTTCTATGCCGATGGCGCGACGGCCTAAGTCTTTGGCTGCTCGGAGGGTGGTGCCGCTGCCCATGAAAGGGTCAACTATTAGGCCGTCTGTAGGGCTCGCTGCAGAGACAATCCACTTGAAAACTGGCAACGGCTTGGCGCAGGGATGCCCGTTACCGCCCTCTCCCGTATTGGCGATGAACTCCTTGGCGTCAAAGGGCATCGGATTCTTCCCGTAGACCAGTAGCGGCTCCCAATGCGAGAAGCCCCCCCCGGCGGCCCTTTGTACGGAACCCGGCCGGAACCAGCCAAGCGTCCAATCCGGCTTGGGATAGGCGTACTGTGAGCCGTTTCCAGGAGTAAAAATGACAATAGGAGCCATTCTGCGGGCCTCTGTGAGCCAGGTGAGGCTTGGTATTGCCAAGTCCCATTCCGCGTAGCCTACTCCGTACGGTGGGTCAGTGAGTACCAAGTCACAAGCAGCTAAAGAAGGTAAAACCTCTAGGGCATCTCCGTGGTAAATCGTGATGCCCGCGTGCTGGTAGTACGGCTTCACAGCTCATCCCATCCCTTCTTGACGCGCCCTTTCTTGTCCGATTCCACGAGTAGCGATGGGCTACGCAATATCCTTCGCAGTTTAGTCGATACGCCCTCCACGACAAGGCGGACCGTGCTATGCCGCTTAAATCCAGACTTGTCTATCGTGACCAGCCGAACCAACTCGTTCATCGGCAGGCACCAGTAATAGCCACCAAGAGTAAGTTCTTTAGTTGTTTTCATGTTCGCGGGAGTCTTTCTATGGTAACGAGGACTTGCTCGCCAACTTCGAACTTACTGACAGGGTGGAATACGTAATGCAATTTGGTACAACTGGGATTGTAGTCGGCCTGCCCAAGAACCGTTTGGAATTGTTCTCGATATTCCTCAACCCTATCCACGCCTTCAGTTGAGGTGCTGGCTCGCGGCGACTGGCCTACTTCGCTCCTGCCATACGTGGGCCGGGACTCGTTGTGGACTTCTTCCAAGGCATCGCGCAATATCCCGACTATCGCTTGCTCGTGCGATGACCAGTCAAGCCCATCAAGCTCACGCCAAAGCTGCTGGGCGCGTTCCTGCATATCGGTGCTTTCAGTTTTCAAAGCTGAAACTCCTTTCCTAAGCAGAATCTTTCTTCACTTCCACGCTCGGCTTGGCCATCAGCCTGTACGTCACCACCCGCTTACCACCCTCTCGCCGCTCGCTGGATGTAATCTGGTGCGTCTTGCGAAGCTCGAATATCCGCCGCGTCAAGCTCAAGATGCCCAGCTCAGGCCCAAGCTGCCAAGACGTGGCCGGGCCGCGCTCCAGCCGGGCCAAGATGCGCTGTTGCTGGGTTTGGCGGTCGCTCATGGCTTGCGCCTCCTTTTGGCTGCCCGTTTGCGCGGCGGCTTGGCCAGCAAAGCCCGCAAAAGTCCTGCAATCTCTTCATTTATCTGCTTTTGGGCTGTCAAAAATCCTTGCGTCCAGGCCGGGCCGCTAGTGCGCAGCTCGCCGATAGCTTGAGCAAACCCTGCGTTTAGGCCGTCCAGCGCTCCCATGAACGTGTTCCAGAATCTTGCATTTTCTTCGCCCATCAGCTTGCGGAAGCGAATCGTGTCTTCTTTGGCCTCAAGTAGCTGGCCCAACATCGCCTTTATTTCCTTTAAGCTCGTCATTTCTGTGGGCGGCGTATCTTTTAGCCTGCTCAGTTCTGGGTTTTTGCACTTCTCGCACTGGTGATGCACAACCTTGTGAATGCACAGCCAGTCAGGGTTTTCGTAAACTCCCGCTAAAGTGCCATCGCCAGACATACCAAGCCTCCAATCACCACCGCCCAGAACAGAATCACCAGCCCACGCCATGCAACGAGCGGACTATCCATAGGCGCAGGGCGTACACGAGCAGAAAGACCGTAACGGCGATATAAACTAGATGCCATATGCGAATTCTCACTTCCCTAGCCATGATTTGACAAACTCTTTGGCCCAACCGCTTAGAACTTGGGCGTTGGTGAACCGGAGGATGCGGTAACCGGCCATTTGTGCCCAATTCTGACGTTCGTAATCGGCTCCCAAAGCCACCCCCCGGCGATGGCCACCTTTGAAAGCACCGCCGTCGCATTCGAAGAGGAGACGCTTATCTGGAATCGCCAAATCCGCCCGCCACTTTCGCTCTGGATTGAAACGGTATTCATATTCGATGTGTCCAAGTTTCAGCTCCTTCAAGTGAACGCCGAGCAGCAACTGAGCCGGAGTTCGCTTCATGGAATCAGCCTCATTTGTCCTGTCTCTCGCTCGCGCCGCTCTCGTCTATGCTGCTTGTGAAGTTGCACGTCGTATCGTAAATGGCATCGTTGGCACATATGTTTGAGATGCTTCCTCCGTGCGCATCTCTGGTTATGGCAAAGATGTGCGGTAGTAAGAACCACTCTTCCCCGAGCCCATATAGCCGGTTGCCCATTGCGCTCAACGCAGCGCCGTGGCCCTCCGGTTGTGCGGTGCAATCCACATTCACCCGTACATTCACAACGGCCCCCGCTTCGCTTGGCAATCTCGGCAACAATCTGCTTCCAATTCTTTGGATACTTATTTATGTCCGTGGGCATCGCTTCCCAGGCAACGCCCGAAACAAGTTCTTCCAAGGCATCCTTGGTATGGCTTTATGCCCGCCCCACTCGCCAGCCCCAATCACCGTAAAGTTGGTACAGCGCACAGACCTGAGCAGCTTCAACGTCTTTCTCACCTTCGCCTTGTTTACGTTCACGTTAGGCTTCTTGGGCACGTAGGCTCCTGTTCGTCCAGCGTGTCGTGCGGTTGTGACGAGCTATGTGGCAGCGCATGCAAATAGCCCGCGTTCCAGCTTCTGAATCATCACCGCCATTCGCCAGCGATGGGTCATGGTCTAGCTCCATCGTTTCCCAATCCAGATTCCTGTTGCATCGATGCCCCGTCACGCCCCGTATCGGCATCTCACAGAATCCCCGGCTGCGCAGAAACACTTTCAAGCGCAGCTCCGTCATATCTAGGCCAAACAAAAAGGTCAGCAGCTCGCCGTCCTTGCTGCGCTTGATGTATGAACGGGGGTCAACGAAGCCAGCGGCGGCAGTGGCTTCCCGGTCAAATAGGTTTGGGCGTAGGCGTTTCATGCGTTTTCTAAGCTTTCGTGCTGCTCGTCTTTGCCACCCCAGCTATCCAGTAATTCGTTGCTGGGCTGCTCGATGAGTTTCAGCATGATTTCAATGCCCAAATCCTTGCCACAGCGCTCGATGTACCTGTTTAGCTGCGTCCCAAGCCGCAACTTCTGGTCCGGGGGTAACTTGATGAGCATGGGCCTCTTGTTCATGGCCTGTTCCCGGCGTCGGCGCTTCGGGCAGTCGAGCAGCAAGCCGTCCGTAAACATCCCTTCCGGCATGGTCCTGACAAGCTGCAAGGCTTCCTCGCGGTCATGCACTAGCGCCATTAGTCAGCCGCCTTAAGTTGCTTGACAGGGACTGCGCACTGCTCAAGCTCGGCTAGAAGGGCCTCCATAGGCTTTCCCGTTGGCACCCAAACCTCTTCGCCATTCCCGCTCATGTACTTCTTGAGGATGGCCCGCAAGCCTTCGGCAGCAACCTCGTTTAGTCCCGCCCCGAACTCTTTCAGGTTCATAAACACAGCCCGGTGGCCGTTGAACTTGTCGGGAGCCGTCCAGAATAGCGTTTGCTGCGATTTGGAGCCATTCTCCGGGATTTTAGGCTCATCCTTGAAGGCTTTCCCCTTCTTTTGCCGCTCCACCTCTGCGGCAACTGCTTTGTCCACGGAAGTATCCGCTTCGGGGTCAGATTCATCAGGGATTAGGAAGGCGTGTCTCAGCCCGTATTTGAGAGCGCCAGTCATGGCCTTGTAGACGGCCTTGTCGCCCTTGTCAGTACCAGTACCGTAGCTATGGAGCACGATAGGCAGAGTTTCCGGCGCATCGCCATCAAAGAACGAGAACTGCATCTTCACGTCCACAGCCTGCATGTGGCCTTCTTTGGCGGGGATCTCATAATTGCGAATTTCGATTACGTCGGCCACGAGGTAGACATTGCGCTCTGACAAGGCTTTCCTGACCAGCCATGCCACATCTGCGGCCTTGACGTAGGCGTATTTCTGGAACTCGTTTCGACCGCGCTTGTCCACGTTGTCAATCTCGGCAACGATGTCGGCAAGTTTCTGCACAAGCGTCTTGGGCTTTGCTGGCGTTTCTGGCTGCTCGTTCTGCTCTTCGCTCACGCCGCCTCCTTGAAATATTCCTGTAAGCACAAATCAGCATCGTCCAGGACAATCTGAACCCAGGCAACGATTGCTTCCTCTTCCGTAGCCCCATACCCGACAAAGTGGTTTTTGGGACAGATGTACTTTTCTCCATCCCAATCTGCGTCCAGCGTGTTGTTATCGTAAGCACACCAATCGTAATTGCGCGTCGGGATTGGAGGGCAGATGCACGTAGTTTTGAGGTCAATCATGGCCAAATCTCCTTTTCTTCGTGACACGGACACGCGCAATCATCCGAGCTACACAAAATGCACCACTTATGGCGGCATAGGTTCGTCAGCCCGTCCGATGCGCTCTCTCGCTCGGCGTAGCGGTAGACGGCTTCTTGCTCTCTATCATTCTCATACTGAGAATTGGCGCTCATAGGTCTCCTCGCGTTGAAATCAGCAGCGAAGCCGCCGCCGCTCGCAGCAAGTCCTCAAACTTGGCATCCTTCTCCGCTTGGTACATGGCCTCGAAATGGTCCACGGCTGGCCCGTAGGTGCTGCGCAAGTGGTTGACAGGCGTCTCCGGGCACTCTCGCCGCATCCCGCAATAGGAGCGGTAGAACAGTTCGTCGATGTAGTCCAGTGCGCTCATGCCGATACCTCCTTTGATAGACGGTGCGCCCGCAATTCTTCCAGCAAGATAAGCACCATCGGGCCGGGCTTGCGGCCTTGAGCCTTGGCCGATTCCTTGATGAACTTCCACAGCTCGCCTTTCGGCTTAATGAGTATTGGTTTCGCCATAACAGGGACAACTTTAGATTAATTAAATTTTAGTGTCAATCACTATTTTGGGAATAAACGTACTAGGACTAATAGCTGAGGAAAACTACCAGGGGCAGGAAAGGTTAGCTTGGAAGGAGGCGCTAACGCTAGGGGTCCTGTGAGGTCCTGCCCCTGACTTGTGCTTAGCTGATCTGGCTAATCGTCCCGCCTGTTGCGGGAGCCGTCAGCAAAGGTACCGTGGCCGTGGCTGATACCGCCGTGCCGTCAGAAGCCGTGCCCTTGACCGTCAACACGTACTGCGTGAGCGTGTCGGCTGCCACGTCCGTAGCCTGCACCGTGTTCCCTGTGGGGTCGGTCGGCACTGGAGCGAACGAGATGCCGGGGTCATCGGCCGTCCAAACAACTGGTGCACCCGGCGTCATTCCGCCATTCCAATTAATTTGAAAGACTGAACTTCCACCTACTTTAGTTCCTGTGATAGCCAAGGCAATTCTCCTTTTATTTTAACTGTGAAATCGTCCCGCCCGTTGCCGGGGTTACTGATTGGCCGCCGATAGCGTCCAAAATCTGTCGCAGCACGTCTGTTTCTATGTCTATGCTGTCCTGAATGCCCTGTAAGCGGTCGTTAGCCTCTTCTTGCTGGCAGAGCACCTTCTCTAGCAGTTCGCGCTCGCTACGCTCTCTATGCTCGTTCATGGGCCTATCTGATAAGGAAGCTGGCCGCAAAGAAGCATAACCCCGCGCTGATAAGTCTCCAGCTCCAGGGATAATTCGGGTCACCGCGATAGGTGAATCCACCGATGGCGAAAAGGACGATGGAAACAACCAGCAAGACTTCATGAATACTCATAGTTGCCATTCTCTCTCCGGGCTGGGGAGCCGCGCTATCTAAAACTAGACCTTTGGCAATTGCTCCTCTAACGGGATCTTGCTCAAATCAATAGGCATGCCGGTTTCTTGCTGATAGGCTTGCAGGGCGTTGGTGAGAATCTTCTGGAACGCCTGCTCGATGGCGATGGGCATACCAAAGCCGGGGATGGCCGAGAGCGCCCCCAGCACAAGATTGATGATAGCGAGAATGTTCTGGAGCTTCGATGGCGGTGCCGGGCTTGGCATAGGTAGAGTGCTCATGGCTTCCCATTCTTGGCCGCTGTCAGGGCCACAGTCTTGGCGTTCACGTCTGCGAGCGTTGCGCTGAGATTGTCAGACATGGCCGTAGTCGCTTGGCCTTGCATCGCCGCGCCGTGGTAGACCATGTACGCCTTCTGCGCTACGTTGTAGGAATCAATCAAATAGCTGAGCGTGGTGCGCACCATCGGAGCGATGTTCGCGGGGAAGCCGTCGCTCGTAGAGAGCTGCGTCTTGGTGCTCTCAATGATGCTGTGGGCCACAAGGAGCGAATCGTAGGCTCCAGAATCAAACGTGTTGGCCGCACCTGGGTGGATGGGCCGGGCAGCACATCCGTAGAACATCACGGCGACGAGCAGGACAGCTAACTTACGGTTGTTTCGGTGTAGGTGCTGGTACATCGGGGCTTCCTTTCGGCGGCTGGACTGCGACGATTTGCGGCATTCCCGCTAAGTCGGTCTGCCTGTTCAATGCTCCCTGGAAATTAGGGCTGCTCTCAACGGATGTGTTATTGGCGCGGGCTAGGTTAGAAGCCAGCCTGTTCATGAATCTGAACCAGAACTGATAGGAACCAGAGGATTGGGCTGTCGGGGCTGGCAGCGAAGTGGCAAAAATGGTCAATCCAGAGTTTGCCGCCCAAGTTGCGATTGCTGTAGTTGCTATTTGATGCTGCCCAAGGAATGTGAGGATAGCGGACATGCCTGCTAATTTTATATTCGTCTTTTATTCGCCTGTCAACGGAAAAAGCGAATCCCAAACGGCTTTTAACCCCTGTGTTGCGAATATCTCCCGCATGGCGTCCGATGGCCCTGCTGGCAGCTCTTGGGGATAAAAGTGCGGGTAATCCGGCTTGACATGGGTCCAGTGTGCGCCTTCCTCCAGCCCGCAAGCCAGCCCTTTGGCCAGCATGTCCTTCCAGCGTGAATCGTTGGCATCCCAATCGGGTATTCCTTCCGTCATCGGCACGAGGTCAACGGCGAGGCCGAAGTTGTGAAGCGACTGCCCACCTTGAGCGTTGGTGACGATGCGCCCCGGCAAGCTGCGGCCTTGAGCGTAAATGGCATCCTGTTCGGCGTAGGTGCGAAGCCCCTGCACCACGCGGATCGGGAAACTCAGCATATCGGCGAGCTGGTGGACACGTCTTGAGAGTTCCGGGTGTACTAGCTCTAGGCGCGCTTCACTGATGGCATCCATAAGGAGGCGGGGCAGTCAGCGCCAGGCCAACCGCCCCATGTCCAACGTGGTCAACTCTCCGTTTCCGCTCAGCTAAGTGGATGGCTGAGCTAAACTTTCTTCCACAGTGTCGGCATCTCAGCCGAAGCGACGGTTTCTCCGCGCAAACTATCCCGATTCCAGTCGTTGCCTCACGGGACGGGCCGCTTGCACCCCCATTCTGCCAAGTGCATTCTTTAGGGGTATAATCCGGAGACAATGTTGGCTCACGTCAACGATCTCCCGTGCGCGTCTTTTTGCTGTTCTCGGTTGTCCCGCAACTTCTATCCCAACTTTTGGCGGTACCGACTGTCGAACGTCAGTCGTAGCTAGGAGCCGTTCGCTGCGGGCCTGCACAGCCCTGGTAGTATCGCTTAAAACCTCCTTACCGCTCTGCGCGGTTCACTGTGGAACTCAAGCTTTCTTCCCGTGATTCTTGGGGTAAGATTCCAGTGCCTTCTTGAGCCTTTCCCTGCATTCCCGGTGAGGCTTCAAAATCTTCCGCAAGCCGATTATCAGATACTCAGCGTCTTTTGGGAGAATCTCCTCATTGCAGGCCCCGCATATCAGCTTCTCATCTTCAGGCTCCAACGGGCACCGCCCGGAGACGATATGCCAGCCAGCTAAAGCAGCAAATCCCTAGAGCTGGAGGCACGAGCCAGTTGATTTCCTGCCATTCCCGCCAGTTGAGCGTCCAGCCGAATGAGTACCCCGCCTGCGCCAGCCAGAACACCCCCAGCGGGAATATCAGGTCTGGACGCCTCATATAAGGGGCAAGAAAGACCGTCAGCGTGCCAGCCCACGCGAGAACGAAGCCCTCAGCTAAGGAGATAGCCAGGTACCCGTTTACGGGCTTGGGACAGCCCAGATAGGCCAGCTTTGTGAGCGAGGACGCCACAATGAACGCAATTGCAGCCGCTCTGAGCCTCCAATGGCGCTGCCTGAGGCAATCCAGCGTTATGTGGCAAACACACCACAAAATCAGCGCCGTGAAGAATGAATAGATGGCGGCGTACTGCCAAGACCAGTCGCCGTACCAAGAATGTACCGCCCAAACGAAGGGGATATAAACTAGTACGGACCACAGGTACCGCTCTATATTAGCTGGCGCTCGATTCCATATTGCGAGCATCAGGCTTACTGCCACTAGGATTCCAGTCAAGTGTTCCTGCCTGTCCCATCTGAGCTTTGAGATATTCCACATCTTCCGGGGCCGCCTTGAAAGTCACCAGCCCCGTTTTTGATACGCTCACCACTGTTGCCGGGAAATGTCCCGGATGCCCACCCACGCCCATGTCAATGCTCCTTTCGCCAGCCAATCATGTTAGTTTTCGCTTCTAGGTACCGCAACCGTTCACGGACCCCAACATCATCTTTCCGTTCCTGCTTCTTTTCATCCTCCAAATCGTCCAGCCGCCGAATAGCATCCCTTAAATCTCCCTGATACTTCCCGATGTAATATCCAATGACGAGCAGGTTTATGGTGCCACTGCCGATGATGCCCAATATCCAAGCCACGAGAGTCATCCACGGCGTCATTAGGTCCCCTTGGTTGTACGGTCCTGCTCTGCTGTGACACCTTCCGCATGTCCTTCCGCCCTGTCCGCTCTAGTGCTTGCTGCATTGCGCTGGTCAAGTATCTGGTCCAGCTTGTTGTTGGTATTCTGCTCGATAGTGTTGATTTTCCTTCTGTTCGTCCATCCCCAAATAAAGCTGCTTATGATAGATGGCAAGCCCACAGTCAATCCAGTGATTAGTGCGATTTCTACCGGGTCACTCATGGTTTTTGGGCCTGCTCCTTTTCCCTTAGTTTCTTGCGTTCAATGGCTTCTGACAGGTACCGCTCTCGAATAACTTCCGGCTCCATTTCGCGCACGTTGAACTGAAGCATTTCAAGCAGCTTTATCTCGAGCTTCGTCAGCCGGTGCGTTTTGGGCACGGTCATTCGGTGTGGATGTCCAATCCGCGCGGCACTCCGTTGGCAATATCCAGCCTGAAAATGATAGGAATGATGCCCCGGCCTGCGAGCAGGATGTTGGCCACGCTGTTGGTGAAGCTGGGCGCGATGGGCTTGCCCGTCGAGTCGGATATGCTAATCGTGAGATTGATGAACGTTGGCGTGATGTTCACCGGCCCCGAGCAGCTAAACTGCCCATTGGTGTTGATGCTGCCTGAGCAGACGTTCTGCCCGTCCTGCAAGATGCCGATAACCGCTCCGGAGAAGATGCCCATTTGCTCCGTCGAGTCATCTGATTTGTCGCACTTCGTACAGTTGAAGAGTTGCACGGGAAACTGGAAAGTCACAAAATTGGGCGGCACGGACGATGCCGAGGTCAGGATGATGTTGTCGAAGATGGTCTGATTCGGGCCGCTCGTGAGCGATAAGGACAGATTCCCTGTTGGCGGTACTGTGCCTGTCGTGCAGGTCAAGCGCTGCTGGACAAGCTGGCCTTTGACAGTCGGCGGGTCGCCGCCAGCCGTACAGCCAGGTATCAGTACTCCTCCAGCGAGCAGATTAGCGGAATACACCGCAGGGACAGGGAAATTTGATTGGCTGCCCACATTGAACTTGAGCATATAGACCGTGTTCGGCGCTGCCGCGATGCCCAAGTCCTGCGTACAACCGGTTGATTGCAGCCAGAGCACGGTCTTGCCGTCTGGAATGGCGGGTATCTGTGTTGCAGTGGGGTTGAGCCGCCCGTAGTACAAGCCTTTGCAAGTCCAGCCGGGGAAGGGCACGTTAATGTCGTAGTTGCCTGTTGGGGTAGCAACTTCAAACGAGGGATTGGCAACCGTGACCGGAATAGGCATCTGTCCCATGAGCGGAGAGGCGAGCAGGAGGCTAAGGAATAGTTTTTTCATTGCACCCTCCTGTACGATGCCAATTCCATCGTCCAATGCGAGCCTCCGCCATCACTGCCGTCTGGAAAGCTGTTATACATCGAACCGATGTCAGGTGCTTCGACAGTAGCTATCTTGTCCTCGACGAAAAATACGCAGGCCGTGGCCTCGATAGCCCAGCCAGGGCCGGGACGGAATGCACCACAGCCGCTTGCGTTGGAATTACCGAAAGCGATTAGTAGGTCGCCTTTATCGGGTACGATTGGTTGTGTCCACCAGTAAGGACAATCGTTTCCGTTAGAGCAGTCGGGGAACACGCTATTTGAGAACGAGTAATCACCTCTAGCGCCAGTGCGGTATTGCCACGTACCTTCATAGAGCAGCAGGAATACACTGTAGCCCGTGTTCGGTGGGAATTGGACGTTTACCCCAGTTGGGTACGGAAGCGAGTTGAAAGTAAAGTGATAAATCGCATCTTTCGTGAACGTGCCAACAAAATCGGGCTGCACCGTCTGCCCATAAACCTTAATGGGCTGAGCATCTCCATACGGCGGCCCGACCATTTGCCGCGCCACAATGATGCCAGTATAGCCATTCGTTACGAGAGGCCAGGTGCAGTTATTGGCGGGTCCGGAACAAACAACCGGAGTTCTTGCCGGGATAGAGAATTGCGCGGATACTAGCATTGGAGAGAGGAGCGCGAAGAAGAGAGCAAGTATTCTCATTTTTAGTTTCCAACGCAGTGATAACTTACCGTGTCAGTGAGGACGCCAAGAATTGTGAATTGGCTGCCGCTCGTGTAAGTCACTGCCGTGAGATTCAACACCGCATCTGTAACCGTACATTTGTAGCTGGAACTGCTGGAAAATGCTGCGTTCCCTGTGAGTGTCACAGTCACCGTTCCCCCTGAAAGCGTTGCTGACCCAAAAACCATGTGAGTGTTAAGCTGTTCAGTCCCAGCAGCATTATAGGAGCGCAGTGTATTCGCACTATCAGCGTGGCTATGTGATATCCAGAGAACTAAAACAACCAAGAGCGCGAGAGCCAGGAAGGGTTTCCTCATTTTGGCGCCGCTATCTTGCATTCGTACCACCAATGGCTTCCAACCTTTGCTTGCAGGGTGATGTGGTCGTAGGATTCGTCTACGTCATAGATAGGTTCTTTGTTGGAGAAGCCTGTCTCCTTGCGGTCGCGGAACGCGCAAGAAACTGGAATTTTCCCAAAGGTATAGTCTGCGTCATAGAACTTCCTGTAATCCAGCGTCCACTTCCCGCTCTTGGATACGGTAAACTCCCCGGCGTAATGCTTAGGTATCCTGCCCTGCCGAACGAGGTCGCCTGTTCTCGGAAATGGCGGTCGCACGAAATGGGAAGTTTGCACCTGAGCCAAAAGCAGAATCGTGAGTAGTATTTTCATCGCGCCCCGCAACTCCATGAGACTTTGTAGGTTGAACCGTTTGTAAGTGCTGCGGCGTTATTGTCTATCGTCCAAGTCATTGCTGTTGCCGCTGCTGTGGTGACGATGGCGTTTACCCGAACATTCCATGAGCCTGTCCCGTTGGCGAAAGTCAGCGAGCAAGACGGAGGAATCGCGGCTGCGGGAGTTAGTGTAAATGTCTGGTTGAAGGTCAGAATGAATGTTCCGGTACTGACTGCTCCCGCACCTTCTGTGATGGTCACAGCCCCCCGTTCTGGCGTGTTGATTCCGGCGTCGAGAGCCGCTGTGCCGCTGCCGAGGATTGTTCCCGTGACGGTCATAGGAGTAGTAAAAAGCGGATTGGCTGAGATGGTATTCGCAGTTCCGTAATGGAATGCGGAGGTGCTGTTTATATTGAATGCTCCGCTTGTTGCTCCACCCGCAACCGTACTGTTATCAATGCTCGCAAAACTGGAGCCTGTTGTGGTGATGGCTGTTGCGTTTGCCGCCCCTCCGTTATTCGGACACGTTCCTCCATGAATGTGAATCGTGCCTCCACCTATTGCGGCCCAACAATTTCCAGTGTAGGGGAGGCCGAATATAGAATCCGCATATCCCTCATAGATTGCCCCGGCTCCGGAAGCAACGATACCGATACCCGCAGAAGCATCCGGCGCAACGTTACAATTAAAACAAGAAAGATATGCGCCAGTGCTCACCACTATCGTACCAGCGCTGGACGTGCCATTCAGGGCTTCAAGAGAATAAACCGGGTGAACTTTGCCGTTAACCTGTATGGGAGTGGCTCCGCATCCATCTAAAATAACATTCTGGACAATGTGGATACCCGTATTGAGCACCAGCCCGGTGCTATTGACGCTGTTGGCTGCAAATCCCCAGCAGTAGACATTATTGTAGGAAGTGTCGTTTGCGTTCTCGATTAGATTGTGGGCACCGAGAGCGAAACTAGATTGCCCGAGTCCGTTGAAAGTGACGTTAAACATTCCTCCGGAGCCGCCAAAGCAAGCGATTCCCGATGTTGCTCCATTGCATCCCGCGAGCGAGCCAAGTCCAAACCACGGTGGCAGGAGAATCGTTGTGTTGCCGCTGGGATTCTGCCCGAAGATTCCAGTGTAATGCGAGGCCGTGGAACCGCCGCTAGCTCCCCGGCAAGCAGAGGTATTAAAGTCCGGCAAGTCCATGTTTGTGAAGGGGCCGGAGAGTTGGATAGAAGCACAGTTTAAACCGTCATAGGCAGCGACTTTCGCCAAGTGATTGGCAGTCTGATCGTCTGGCCCCCACGCAAGAGCACCATTATTTCCGTTTGTCGTGCCCGCGTTCCCTCCGGCATTCGCTGAGATGGTAACTTGCGTATCGCTGGTTACTTGCGTAATCGTAATAGGAACGGCTGATGCAAGGCCAATCACCGCTACGGCGGTGGTGTAAGTCGCATCGCCACCAGCCCAATTCGTCGCCCACAAAATATCTCCCACTACTGCTGGATGAAAGGTGGAAGTCGTGAACTTGCAGGTTGTACAGGTTACGACATTCGAGCCATTCGTGACTGTGAAGTTTGCTCCCGTGCTCTCGACTTGCAGCAATCCTTTCGCTCCATAGGAAGCGGCGAAGATAACTCCCCCGGCAGGAGAATCAAGTTGCCAAGCACCATTGATACAAAAATAGATACCGAATGGAGCCGTTGTAGTCGCAACTACAGCATTGTTAGTGCAAGGCAAGATCAGTGAAGGAACTTGCGTTATCCCCCCGCCTGAGCCTCCCCCGCCCCAGCCTTTGAGCGTTACGTTCAGGCCACCATTGCCGGACATAACTGTAACGTTGACGCGCACAAAGAATTTACCAGTAGCTAGCGAGGACACAGCAGAGGAGCCAGCAGTAGTGCAGCTGGTCGAGGCGACAAGGTCTCCGCTGCCCCACGATGAACCGTCAGCGGAAGAATCCACCTGCACGGAGCAGGTATTCATGCTGGTTTGCGGCGACCAGGATACGAAGAACGAAGAAACGCCAGTATTGGCGAAGGTTGTTCCTGGTCCTTTTGTGCCCGTGTTGACAAAGCTGTAGTTCTGGATGAAATCCTGTGCGAACAGGCTTCCGCCCGTCGCCAATAGGATGACGAAAAGTACTGCCAGTTTAGTTTTCATAGTTAGTTGTGACCCACCATACAATCGTAAGAAGAAAAAGATGCTGCTGCCGCTGTAAGGGCAGCAATGGTAATTGTGAATTGTGTTGCGCTGGAATTCGTGGCGTCTATGACTACCGGAACATTGGTGGGACCTTTACCGAGACATACAGCATGATACGCCTGGTCCGCATAGGCCACCGGAAGGGTAATTAATGCTGTCGTGCACGTTGCGCCGACCGATGCCCCTGTTGTGCAAGTCGTGGCAGTATTGAATTGCTGGAGGCCGGTTCCGTTTGTGAGTAGGGAAAGGGTAGCGCTATTCAAGGTCGGAGTGGTGAGTATCGAGCCGGTTGATCTAAAGTCCCCATAGATTGTCCTTGTGTTTGCGTTGGCATCCGTAATATCCCCTCTTGCCGGAGCGCCGGTCATCCATGCCGTAACGGTTTGCCGGTCGTTGGCGAAGATATTGATGCCGCTTTGATTGCTTCCGGTGAAGACAAAGCCCACAGCGCTGTTCCCAATCTCATTGGAAAAGAAGCTTATTCCGGTTGCAGCACTCTGCATGTTCATCACGGTTCCGAGGACGCCAGATCCGGTGAACCAGGAATTTCCATGAATGCTCATGTCGATTCCGACTTGATTCAAAATCGTACCAGTCCAACCAGCCGCCGCATCGCCGGACCAGTTGCCGGAAATCTCACAGCCGAGGCATGGGCTACTTGCTGCGCTGCCATCAATAACGTTTACGGTGTTGTTGCTATTGCCGATTTCAAAAGTATTGCCGGTGATAATCCAACCTTGTCCCGGATATAAGATGGACGCTGTTCCCATTGAAACTCCGCCAGACCCAAACATGTTGTCTTCTACCCGGTTAGCGTTGCTGTAGCTTCCGCCCGCCACCAGGCCGCGAACTCCGGATTTCATGTATAGGAAATTGTTATCCCGAACGGTGGAGTTTATTGTCTTATCCAGACATACTCCGCAAGCGGCTCCTGTCGATGTGGACGTGCCAGCTACGGCATTGCCAATAAACTTGAAGTCCTGCGTATCGTTGCCGACTCCGTTGTGCTCGGTATCGACTACCATCCCGGTAAAGGATGCGTTGGTGTACTGGATGAACATATCCTTAATCGTGACGCCGAATGTGCCTGTAGCCAGAATTAGCGCCGTTGCAGGATTCCCAGTAAATTTCAATCCGCCTTGAAGGCCGTTTGATGGCGTGGTCCCGGTAAAATTTATTGCGTATGGGCCAGCATTCGGTCCAAACAGCTCTACTTGCTGGAAGCCATCCAGGGACAGTTGTCCGGTCATCACGCAAAGTCCTGGGAAATAAACTCTGCTACGCCCAGCGGCTTTAGCAGCGGCCAAAGCTGCGTTCACTGCGGTATCGGCTGGTGTCGTGCCGTCACAGACCGCATTATAAGGAGAAGCGGTCACATCGAACCACGGCGACGGGCCACTAAACTTGGCAGATGAAGACCCGGTGAGGCAGGGTCCGGCAGAAGTCGTTAAAATGCCAGCCGTTCCCGCCTGTACGCAATTTCCAGATATCAGTCCACTATCCGTTACGCTTGCGAATGTCTCTGTCCCAGTGTGATTATTGTTGCCCGTGAAAGTCAGGCTTTGCCCCAAGACGGACCCGGCAGGAGAAACCGCCCCCAGCGCATACGGAAGAGTGCTGGACAAGTCGAATGTGCCTGAGCCTGCAAACTGATATGCCTGCAAAACTGAGGGATTTGAAGCCACAATCCCATTCGTTACCGTATATACGCCGATGATGTAATAGCTGGTCGAGGCATTGCCGAAGCCGTCTGTGATGACATCGTTGCCGTAAATGTTCGCAATGGAAACGGTCGTTCCGTTGTTGCTGCTGGCCGTAAAATTCGTAAGTACAATGGCCCCAGACCGTAAAACCCCCGTGGAATTGGGGTCAACCAAGCTAACGTTCATCGAGACTGTCTGGCTTGAACCAAGGATACTTTGCGCTGTGGCGGTAACAGTCACTGTTCCTACTGCCCACACCTTGCCACTGCACAGCAAAACTAAAATTGTAGCGATGATTGCTTTACGCATTTCGCCATCCTCCTTTTGTTCCAGATGGCACGCATCGCAGAGCCACCTTTCCCTTTTCGGTTTCTGCTGATTTTTTCGCGAATTTACCGGCGTAATAAGGTGTCAGATTGCGCTTACGAAGCCACAGATAAGTATAGAAATCTTCGCTTTCCCTTCGATTGACAGGCTTAGAATTCCGCGAGCAAACTTGGGGCATGTGGATGATACTTTTAGGCGTGTTCATTGCACTTTACTTGGTGCATGAATCTAGGGATTGGAAGCGGCACTGGTAATTCCTTTAATCAGCCGCATTCCCTCACTGGCAGCCCCACCGACCACAGGAAGAGAAGCTGCAATCCAACGCATCTTGACTGCATGAACTCCTAACTTTTGAGCGTCCTGCAATTTCTGCATGAACTGATTCGCGCCATCCGTACCCATGAATTGTTCTAATCGGTCGCCGTATTTGTTGAATCGCAACTTCTTGGCCGATTCAAGCAGTCCGTCCACGTTCACGCTCTGGCCATCGGAACTTGCCTGCTGCACGATTACTTTCTTGAAATCTTCGGCAGCCTTACGCTGTTTATAGAATCCCTCCGCCTGTTCCGGGTCAACTCCCGCCTGCCGCAGGCGTCCTTTGGCTTCTTGAATCTTGTCCATGATGGCGGTACGGGACTTTTCCAACTTGGCTTCCTTCGCCACATCCTCTTCCGTCTCTGTCAGATTCCTGATTTGCTCCTCAGTGGCGTCTAGCTTGTCGTGCAGGGACTTCATGTCGAACCCAGCAACTTTATCCTGCTGGGCATAGGCCGCACGTTCCTTGGCAAAGATGTTGGCGATGGGCTTGTCTACGATGGACTTATTCCCTTCGAGTAGGGTGGCGTCCCCGCTCGCTCCAGTGGCTTCTCGAATAGCGGCTTGCGCTGGTTCTTGCGCCACGTCCTTGCCCTTGATGATTTGCTTTACAAGGCCGGGACCTTCCTCACCGCCCTTGATTGCCTTAACCCCTTTCATTACCAGGCTTGCTCCACCGCGAACCGCTCCAGCAAGAGCAGGCTCCCCTTCGGCCCCAGGTATAAGCGCGGCTGTGATCGGGTTAGTTAACATTCCGTATTTGCCGGTGCCAATCCCTGCTTCCGGGTGCTCTTCATTCCCAGTCAGAAGCCCCTCGATGCGATTCGCCAAATCACCGATAGCTGCTTGGATTGGGTGCGCTTGCTTGCCTTCTTGTGTCATATCTCCCATTTCCCGCAACTTGTCATGCAATCCAACTAAGCCCTTCACGAGCGGCATGGTGAGCTGCCCTACCGGACTGGCCGCCGATACGGCTTCTCCTAGCGCACCAGACGTGTCCCCCGCTTTTGGTTGCGGGCCAATCGTCGGGCCTTTGGGTGCACTGGTATCCAGCGGCTGACCGTTATTCGCGGCCAACTTATCGAATACATCGGCGCTCTGCGAAACTGCCTGGTCATGCTGGATTTTCTGCGTATCCTGCGTGGCCAGAGTATCGAAGATGCTGTTGCCCATTAGAACTGCCAGCCCGTTGCCGCCGCTGCTTTCTTAGCGTTTGTGGCCTTCTCTTGAGGATTATTACCAGCCGCCGTGTCATAGAAAATCTGCGCCGTGTTGGCGTCAACCTTTCGGCCATTCCCACGAGGCAGAAGGAAGGATGGGTCAATTCCCTGCCCTCTGGCTTCATTGATTTTGTTCACGTAGGCATCGCGGCGGGCCTGCATAGCAATCGTGGCGTAGTCCTTGACCTGTTGCGGCGTAATGATGTCTCCGGTCTTGAGGCCGAGAAATTTCTGGTACAGAGACTGTCCTAGCCCGCGAGCTTCAACATGGTGCTCGACAGTATTGTTATTAATCCGCATCCCCATGCCTTTGAGAGGCGTGGCCGATAAGCCGATGGCATTGAACAGTGCAACAACCGACTGTGCTCCAGTCATGTCCTTCCCAGAGTTAACGTCGTTGAGAACCTGATTGAACATTCCAAAAGTTCCTTCGGTCTTAGCGAGGTCGTCAGCGTCCTTCTTGAAAGAATCTGTGCGTTTATTGATTTCCTTCACACCACCAGCCGGGGGAGTATAGGTACCTCCCAAAATATCCGTTTGCGGTCCACCGCCACCAGCCATCTGGCCTTTTGCCGTTCCTGCCGCCGTAGCAAACGCCTTGGCCCCAGCTGCCGCCGCTTCCGGTCCAGCCGTGGCTTTGATGTTCGCCACTTCTGCCGCTGTTTTACCAGGCTGTGCCGCTTGTGCTTCAGTACCAGTGGCTTTCCCTGTGCGAGTAGCTGCTTCGGATGCTCCGCTGTCTAAGACGTCCTTTTGGTGCTGTACGGCCTGTTGAAGCTGCGTAACGATTGCATCCTTGCCAGTGAAGTCAGGCTGAGATTTCGCTGTTTCGAGCCGCATCTTCGCTTCGTTGAGGCTTTGCTGGCTGACCATGCCAGTGGTGTCACGCGGATTCGTGAAGTTCAGAGCGTTGCGGGCCATGCCATCGCGGTCGGCGGGGGCGAGTGTCTGGAATGCTTCTGGTGTGATCTCCGGCATCCCTTGTGCTCTGCGGGCCTGGTTAATCATCGGCAAAGCGGCGTTCTGGTCTTGCAGCTTCATCACAGTCACGCCGTTGCCCGTGTGAATGTAGAGAAGTCCTGAAGGCACACTGCCAAACTGGCTCTTTACCTGATTGAGAGCTGTCGAGGCGTTCTGCGAGTTCTGCGCCGTTCCCTGGTCGAGAGGAATAGAAGCTACCGGAAGATAACCGGCTTTCTTAGCCTCTTCCAGATTGTCTACTCCACGACGCTCTGCCTCCTGCTGGAGCTTTTCAGGCAGAGCCTGGTACTCAACGTCCGCTTGGTGCGCCATCGCTACTTCATGGGCTGCCTGAGCGTTGGCGAAGGTGATTTTGGCTTGCGTTGCCTGCCTTTGGACTTGTAGTCGATTCTGCGCAGCTTGCGGGTCAATTGCTCCTTCAGCAGCGCCAAGCAACCCTCCCATTTGGAAGCCGTGCCACAAACCGCTAAGTGTACTTTTGAAAGTGCGCTGGAAACGCGGAAGATCGGGTTGAACAGCAGTCGGCGCATTCCCCATCGCAGAAGCATCTGATAATGCACTGGGGTCAGTACCAGGGTCGAGGCTTGGCAAAGGACCGCCAGCCAACGAGGAACTGAGACCTCCGCCATTCGGATTATCTGTAAGTGTCGATGAGAGACCGCTATCAGCCATGAATTACCATCCCACTATGCCGGGAACAGAGCGCCAGCTAAACCACTACCAAGCCCCTTGGCCAAACCACTCCCTAGTTGCCCGAAGAAACTGCTATTGCCCGCGTTCGTGATGGCATTCTGAAGGCCGCTCTGCGCCCCTCCAAGCCCCGCCACCGTTCCCCCAGCTCCGCTGGCCGAACCTGCATAGCCAAGAGGGTTAATCTGTGCCGACACGCCATTGAGCGCATTGATAGAGTTCCAGAAGTTGTTCTGCGCCTGATTCGCATTCGCCAGCGTGATTTGTCTCTGTCCCCCGGCCTGCGCTTTGGCTGCTTCCGTCAATAATGCGGTATCTGCGCCAACCGTGACGCCGGATGGGACATTCGAGCTTCCCGAGGTTTTGAGTTCCTGATTTAGTGCCGCCTGTGCGTTCTGGAATTGGGCTGCTGTCGTATCTGTCGAGGAAGTCCGCATCGCCGCAAGAGCCTCTGGAGAGAAGCCTTCTCCGGCTGCGGCTTTGGCAATTTCGGGCTTTAGTGTCCCTTGCAGAAAGTCCAGCACGCCCTTTTGGTCGGAGAATTGCTGCTGGAATAGACTCATCAACTGCGATTGAAACTGAAGTTCCTGCTTGCTCGATTGGAGCGTAACCTGCTGCTGGTCTTTTGTCGCCTGGCTGGGACCGCCCATCAGTGCGTGCCTCCAACGCTTACTCCTGTGGACTTCTTGAAGAGGCGCACTGCGGGAACTTCCTTCCAGCCATGATTCTGCACCTTCTCCGCGTAATCCTCTTCTGAATCGGGGATGAAGCAGTACACATCGCCCACGTTCATTCCTGCCGCGATCTTCATAATGGATTTATCGAACTTCCCGAGACTGGCAGCTTTCTCCCGGTCGGTTGCATCAGGTCGGGGGATGAATACTTCCGCCATGATGGTGGTCTGACATGCCAGAAACGATAGCGGCCCTTTTTCATCCTCGGTGATGAGTACGGCGGTGCGCGGATACCCAATGATGCCAGGGTCAAACGTAGTACGTACCCTTGCGGCGGTCGCCCATTCGATGAACTTCTTTACCTCATCCGGGGTCATGGTCTTAATCATTTCACCGCGTACTAGTATCATTAGAACCTCTTTGGCTTCAATGGAGGGAATCCAGCCTTCGCATGAACCTTCGTCATGGCCTGTGTGGTGGAATCTCCTGGCACTACACCGTGCTTCTCTAAATGAGACAAGTGTCCCTGGCTGATGGGGGCGCTTTGATGATGATTTGGCAGCCAGAGAATGCCTTCCCGCTCAAGTCGTTCTAGTACCGATTCGGCATCGCAAGAGCCATCCATTTCCACTACGCCAATGACCGTTTGGCTCTTTGGGTCATCCCCTTCGGCGCTCCAGCCGTGTGTGCGTGCTCCGGGGACATGGGGCGTAAACGCCTTCCTGACGGGCATGTAACCCTTGGGGCTGATGAAGAAAATCTGTCGCATTATACGAACTTCCCCCCGCCGCCGCCCCCGCCACCGCCTCCCGAACCACCTCCAGAACCACCTGAGGGGGTAGACGCGGGCATTCCCCCAATGCTAAGGGGAATATGTGTCCTGAGATTCTGAGCTGCCAGAACGGCTTGTGTCGAAGCGCTATAGGCATAGGAAGGGGTCCCAGTACCACCGGCACTGACCCACTGGATAGAAAGCAGTGTTTCATCGTAATACGGGAAAAACAGATATGTGGTGCTGGCGATAAGCCCGGTGATGACCTGCGAACCTGCAAGAACCGTTGTGGTCGTGCCATCCGAGCGGTAAATCGGGAATGTGGACCAGCTCCAGGTGATGGATGTCGTGGTGCTGGTATAGGTGAAATTCCCCGTATTGCTGTACGGAGTGCTGCCGACGCCTCCGGCCACGGTCCCACATTGCGCTGGCTGGGGAGTCGATTCATTTCCGAACGTGTCTACCGAAGTTACCCAGTAGTAGTAATGCAGCCCCGCTGCGGGAACGATGGTATCCGTGAAAACGATGGCTCCCGTGTTCGTCAGATCACTGGCGAACGTATGCACAAGGTTGCGGCTGAAGATGTTGGCGCTGTTGCGGTAGACCCGATAGGCCGCGATGACGTTCGTCTGATTCGCTGGCATTGTCACCTGGTAGAACGAAAACTGGAATCCGGTGGCCGTGCCGATGAGCGGAGAGGCGATCTGCGGGCTAGGCGGTAGCGTCGTAGGACTTACCGCAATCCCTGGAGATGTGGCGGATACCACAGGCCCCACCGTCACAGGAAAACGGATTATCGGGGATACTGGCCTTATCGGGATTGAGTCAATGCCTTCAAGGATTGGATTCATCAGAAGATGCCCAATGCCAGCACTTCGCTCGGGAAGTTCTCGGCCACAAAGCTGATTTTGACTTGCATATGTTGTATTTGCTGGGGAATAGGATTTCCTTGCGGCGTGCTGCCATTCTTCAAGTAATGCCGCCGCGTCCAGAGAGTCAGGCTTTCAGGAAGTGCCGTAGGCTCGGCTACGGGATTCGGCAAAGTAGCAAAAGCCGCTCCATTGGTCGGGCTAATCTCTTGCGGCAATATCGCTACGGTCGGATAGTTTCCGACCTTCGTGGCACTGAGCGAGACGGCTTCGATATTGTTCTTGCTTCCAGGAGGTCCGACAATGATGCTTCCAACGGTCGAATAACAGGGGTAAGTCCCGCCATCATCCGTCCAGCTTGCTGAGTTCCGCCCGCCGATGAATTTCGCTCCTGTGGTGCTCCCAAGGGTCAGCGTCCAGTTGGCGGTGCTGGTTTCAATGCTCTTGATAACTCCAGCGCCTTGTACTGGCTGCCCCACGGGAGACCAGCACCCAAACGTCATGGAATAGCGGTAAATCTTGCTCACCCCGTCGCTTACAAACAGTCCTTCATCTACACCGCTCCTGTGTATGGCGATACTCACATTGGCGGAGTTCATCAGGGCGATTTGCTGGCGAATAGGCTGGCCGAGTTCAGCCAAAGAACTGCTTATCGAGAAGCATTGCCCGCGTGTCGTGACAAAGAAAATTAAATCGCCGTCCTGCGTCACGGCGTTTGGATTAGCAATGCCAAGATTCGATTGAAACGGGTTGATGAAATAGATTCCGCCGCTGCCGGTCACTGCCCAAATCATGTCCCGAGTGAATATCAGCAGCCCCTGAGATGTGGGAGCGAAACCCGTCACCCCGATGGGCAGCTTGAAGAAATTCGTGCTTAGGTTGAACGACTGTTCGCCAACGCCGGTCGTGGTCTGCGGGCCGAGCGCCCAATAAACCATGTTCTTTGAAGCTACCCACGGCCTACCATCCCACCAGCAAACGAGACTGGACCCTGCTGGACATGGGGCATTGTTCGGCGTTAGTGGGGCCACAATCAAATTGTTCAGACTCGTATCCGGAAGGTTGTCTGTGTATGTCGAGGTCGCATTGGCCACGGAAGCCAGGAAGTAGAAAAGCCCCCCTCCGTCCGCAGTCCTGAATATCCATATGGCGTTTACCTGTGGGTCTGCCGATGCCGTGTAGCTCAAGACAAAACTCTGATTAGTGACGCATCCTGTGTTTGCACTTACAGGCGAAGCCGCCGAAACATGGCCCGTAACCGTGTTGACGTAGCAGTAGACGTAGGTATACCCGGTAAATGGGCTGAGCGTCCCAGCGGTGAGCGTGAATGTGGGCTTGGCTGCGGGAGCTACGATGCCCCAATTCCTCCACGTTGTTCCGTCCCAGAAAAGCAGGTCCACGCCGTTGCAGTAATACACGTAGTCCGCTACCCGGAGAAAGTCTCCCCGGCCAGTAGTGCTCTTCGTCAAGACGGAAGTATTCAGCGTATTTGTGAAGTTATAGACATGGCCGGGAGTGTCAGCCAGAGGATAAATTGTTCCCGATGTGTTCTGAAAACTGAAAAAGTTTAGCGGAAAGTCCCCGGCTCCAAAGGCTGTCGAGCAGAATCGTGAGTAGGCAGGCCGCCGTACTTTCGTCATGTTTGGGCTGATTTCCATGTTCAACCCGTCGATGAGCGCGTCCATCCTCGAGATGAATTGCAAGCCCATCGCGCTGATGGGGGTGAAGAGGGGAGAACGAGCCGTTACGAGGCCCGTCATCCAACGCTGAATCCACATTCCTTGGGCTTCTACGTTGCGGTTAAAAGCCACCAGTACCCATCCAGAACGGCCCGTAATCAATCAGGGAATCCACCGGCTCAAGAAACACATTCGACTGCTCGGCCTGGTCTGACCCTTTCTGCTTCTGAATCAATGCCTGCAAAATTTTGTACTCGTTTTCCGCCGAGGGAGAACGGATATACCTCATAGCCCGGTAAAGCACGGCCTGATTGATAAGCGCCACCAGATTGTC